CTCTTATATCTGGTTTAGTTTTACTTGAAAGAAAAGACAAACAAGCCCAACTTCAGAGTATGAAAAAAGTTTTTAAAGCTGAAATGAAAATCCCTATAAACAAGCTACTAGCAGAAGTACTTAACATAAGCCCAGAAAGTATATTCTTAAGCTACATGCATTCTATTGATTTATGGGTAAAAGCAAGAGATCCTAAAACAGTTCTTCAGGTATATACCGAAGACTTAACTGAGCGTACACAAGAAATAATTACATTTTTTAAAACACATTTATAGAAAGGAAACTATGTTTCAAAAAGAAGAATCAGAGTTTATTCACAAAGGTCCCTGTCCTTCTTGCCAAAAAGAAGGAAGAGATCAGTCAGGAGATAACTTAGCTACATACAGCGATGGACATAGCTATTGTTTTAGTTGTTGTTCATACTTTGATAAAGAAAGTACTCCTATTATAACTACATCAATAGTAGTTAAACCACCTCAATCAGCTAGTTGGATTAGTGGAGCCAATGTTGTTCCTCTTCCACATCGAAAGATTACTCAAGATACTTGTCTTCTATATGATTACAAAGTATGTCCTACTTCGTTAAAAGAAGTAGAAGTATTTTATAAAAATGGTATTGTAGCTTCTCAGCATATTAGAACTCCTTTAGGAAGTTTCTATTGGGTTGGGGATACTAAACAACTACCTTTCTATGGTCAATGGTTGTTTCCAGCTGGAGGCAAGCGTTTACTTATTACAGAAGGAGCTATTGATTGTCTTACTATGTCTCAGATGTTTGGAAATAAGTACCCTGTTGTTTCTATTCCAAATGGGGTTAACTCAGCAGCAAAAGCTTGTAAAGAAAACTATGAGTTTATAGCTTCTTTTGATGTTGTTGTTTTATGTTTTGACATGGACGAACCAGGACAACAAGCAGCTAGAGCAGTTGCAGATCTTCTTCCTCCTGGTAAAGTTAGGATTATGAAGCTTTCTAGAAAAGATCCAAATGAAATGCTATTAGCCGGGGAATCTAATCAATTAATAGCCTCATACTGGAATGCTAGTGTTTATTCTCCTGATAGTATTCTACATGTTTCTACTGTAGTTAATACCACAAAAACCGAAAACAAAGTATATGAGTTTCCATGGGAAACCCTTACTACTTTTATGGTTGGTCAAGATGCTGGTAGACTCAATCTATGGGCTGCAGCTCCAGGCCAAGGAAAAACTTCTTTTATACGAGAGGTTATGTGGCAACATTTATCTGAAGGTCGAGGTGTAGGTTGTATTTTCTTAGAAGAATCACCAGAAAGTACCGTAGATGATCTTATTTCTATCTACCTTAAGAAACCAGTTCGTAGGATTAAAGCTCAACGTCAGCTTAACAGCCTTAGAAAAACTCTAAATAAGCCTCCTATTGCTAGTGAAGTTATAGATACCCTTACTGACGAAGAATATAGTGAAGCTTCAGATCTAGTCTCAAAACTTCCTTTGTATCTATATGACCATGTTGGTAATGCAGATCTAAAAAATGTACTTAGTCGTTTAGATTTTATGGCTGTTGGTTTAAACTGTCAAGTGTTAATTATTGATCATATTACTCTCTTAGGTAACATGTTACTTACCTCAGAAGGAGATAATAATAATGAAAGATTGGTATTAGATGATGTTATGAAACACCTTAGAGCTCTTGTAGAGCGTACTGGGTGTATTATTCATGTTATTTCTCATATCAAAAAGTCGGATAAAAATGTAGATGAAGGAGCTAGACTAAGTTTGTCAGACCTTAGAGGTTCTGGTTCTTTAGCTCAAATCGCTGACAATGTATTTTCTCTTGAAAGAAATAGACAACACACTGATGAAAAAGTTTCTAATACAACTACTATCAGAGTATTAAAGAATAGAAAGACTGGAAAATGTGGTTCTGCTTCTGCTCTTCTCTATGATTCAAAAACTGCTATGCTAGCAGAAGTTCCATTTACAACTAACCAAGAAGGGAATATGGTATTTCACTATGAGACTATCATTTGATATTGAATGTAATGGGTTAAACGAAGTTACTAAAGGAAAAGAATACGTCAAAGAAGCAGATAAAATTCTTTGTATTAGTCTTTATGATATCGACACCAAACAATCTTTTTTATTCTTTGGTAACAACATATCAAAAGGAATAGACATGTTACGCAAAGCTTCTTTAATTATAGGTCATAATATCTTTGCTTATGATATACCTTTAATTGAACGTTTTTATGGTCCTCTAAACAAGAAACCATACACAGAAGTATTTGATACTATCTTAGTGTCTCGTCTTATGTGGCCTGAAAAGATGACTTGTCCTTTACCAAACGGTTCTCATTCTCTCAAAGCTTGGGGTCTTTACTTACGAGAAGAAAAAACTGAGTACGTAGGAACTTGGGATACTTACAACTACAACATGGGAAAGTATTGCGTACAAGATTCTATTGTTGGTGCGGCTATCTATGCCCATCAAGTTTATCTTCCATTTCTTAAACAATATGAACATGCTGTCAAACTTGAACACGAGGTTTCAGATATTATTAGAAAGCAAGTAGAAACCGGTTTTTCTTTTTCTATTGTAGAAGCAAGAAATCTAGAAGCTAATCTTATGGTTGAAAAATCTATCATTGAAGATAATATGCGTAAAGTTTTTCCAGACATCACAACTAAACGCTTTTCTATTAAAACTAAAAGAAAATATAGAAGTATTTAATCCAGGTTCTCGTCAACAGATTGCTAGTAGGTTAACTGAAAAATACGGATGGGTTCCACCAGAAACTGAAAAAGGAAATCCACAAGTTAGTGAAGAAGTTCTTTTGTCTTTAAGTTATCCAGAGTCTGCTATTCTTTGTGATTACTTTTCTAAAGTAAAATTAATGTCACAAGTATCAGATTGGATTCAACGAGCTGCTATTTCAAGGGATAATAAAGTCCATGGAAGTATTAATACTCTTGGGGCTGTCACAGGTAGAATGACTAGTAAAGAACCAAATATGCAACAAGTAACAAAAGACTCAAGAGTTCGGTCTTTATTCCTTCCATCTAAAGGAAGAGTATTAGTCGGAGCTGACCTTAAAGGATTAGAGTTACGTATGTTAGCTCATTATTTGCATAACAAAGATAAAGGTATTTACTCTTCTGTTGTATGCCAAGGTGATATACATGATCACAATAAAAAAGCAATGTTATTAGATGACAGAGAAGTAGCTAAGACTGCAATCTATTGTTTCCTTTATGGTGGTGGTGATGAAAAGTTTGCAAAAACCATAAACACAACTACAGGAAACGCTAGAAAAATTAAAAATAACCTCTTAACTAATATCCCTGGATTAAAGCTATTAATACAAGAATGTAAAGATCAATCTAACTCAGATGGTAGTGTACATCCTTTTTCTTTTCGGCCAATTCCTGTTCGTAAAGAACATGCTGCATTAAATACTCTTTTACAAAGTAGCGGAGCTATAGTCTCTAAAGTGTGGTTAACCTTAGCTAATAAAAGTCTTATTGAAAAGTTTAAAGAATCAGAGTTTAGTTGGGTTGCTAATGTACATGATGAAGTACAAGTAGAGTGTAATAAAGATATAGCAAAAGAAGTTGGAGATATTATTTTAAAAGCAGCAGTAGATGCAGGTCTTTTCTTAAAATGCTTGTGTCCTATTGAAGCTAACTTTCGTATTGGAAATACTTGGGCAGAAACCCATTAAGGAAACACTATGCAAATATTTCAAATAGCAGGTATAGCACATTCTGGTAAAAGCTTAGCTGCTTCTATTATGTCAAAAGAACTTTATGATATGGGCTATATACCCGTTATCTTGCCTTTTGCTAAAGCATTAAAAATTGAAGCTACTAATCTTGGTTTTGGTAAAGATAATAACCCAGAAGGTTATCGTAATTACTGTCAAGAACAAGGAGCTTTAAAAAGAAAAGAAAACCCAGATCATTGGGTAGATCTATGTTACAAAGAGATTAAATCATATCTTCAAAAAGAACAAGATAACCCTTCTAAACAATATGTAATAATTCAAGATGATGTCAGATACATGAATGAATTAGCACTTGGAAAAAAACTTAATGCTTTTTGTGTTTTTATTTCTAAAGGAAGAACTAACGAAATCTCTAATGACGAATGGAGAAAACATGAGTCTGAGTTTTTAAACAACTCACTAAATGAAGAATTTATAAACACAAATAGTTTTCTTTCTTCTCTTGGTATTGGTTTAAAAGACTTAGCTATAAATGAGTTATTCAATGTAGTTTTACTAAATAACTCCAGTAAATCAAATCTTACTACTAAGATAAAGAATAACATTCTGTCTTGGGTAGAACAAACAAATCATATTTTAATTCAAAAAGGAACAAATGACTTTAACAAAACCTAACAAAGCAATATTAGATGGAGACATCTTAGTATACAGAGCTGCCTATTGGGCTGATGTAGAAGGTATTGATGGTCTTGAAGATAGACTAGCTCTTGATATTAAGCGTTGGACGCCACGTGGATGTAATAGTGTCTGTATTGCTACATCTTGCTCTAGAGATGACAACTTCCGCAAGCTTCACTGGTCTCTTTACAAGGAACACAGAAACACCCAAGAACCACCTAAGAGTCTTAAGGTAGTTCATGAAATTATGAAAGACGTTCATGATCACTGTTATGAACGAGAAGACTTTCTTGAAGCTGATGATATTATTGGTATGGCTACAAGTAGTTATACTCATGTTGGGGTTAGTATTGATAAAGATTTAGTATCTACTCCCGGCTGGCACTGGAACCCAGATAAACAACCAGAGCCTGTGTTTGTTACCGTGGAAGAAGCAGATAATAAGTTTCTTGAGCAATGGATAACCGGAGACTCAACTGATAATGTATGGGGTTTATGGAAATGGGGCCCAGTAAAAGCTAAGAAATTCTTATTATCCCTTAAAGACTATACTATGATTGACAAAGAGAAGGCTATTATGGAAGAATACCTTAAAGAAGACTGGTCTAAAAGACCTAAAGATCGGGTTCCTACTATATCTCACTTTGACTTTGCTTTATCCCAAGCAAGGTGCGTTAGGATACTAAGAAGTGGGGATTTTGACCTAAGCAGCAAAGCGCTTTCTCTCTGGAAATCACCTATAACCGAGGTATTAGAAATACAAAACAAAATGGAGGCCTTTTGAGTAATATATTTAGTGATTTTGTTATAACTTCCCGCTATTGTCGCTGGGATCCTGAGCTTAACCGTAGAGAAAACTGGCAAGAAGTAGTTTCTAGGTACTTTAGTTACATGGAAACTAGGTTTCCAGTAGTTTCTAAGGAGCCTGACTTCTTACGGTGCAAAGAAATGATGCTAAAAAAAGAAGTATTTGGCTCTATGCGAGCACTTATGACAGCTGGTCCTGCCCTTGACGGCGATGATGTAGCTAGTTATAACTGTTCATATGTAGACATATCTAGATTAGAAGACCTTAGAAACATTATGTATGTTCTTATGTGTGGAACTGGAGTCGGTTTCTCCGTTGAAAAAGAGAACGTTATTAAGCTTCCTAAAGTACCTACTGAGGTTATTAAGAGTTTTTCTGATATTATTTATGTAGAAGACTCTAGAGCTGGGTGGGCAGACGCCTATCACCTCTTTTTGTCTAATCTATTTGCTGGAAAGCATGTTAAAGTAGATGTTAGTTTAGTTAGAGCAGCTGGAACAAGACTAAAGACCTTTGGTGGCCGCTCTAGTGGCCCTGAGCCGTTCATGAATCTAATCATGTATACAGCTGGAGTTGTTCTTGGAGCCCGTGGACGACACTTAAGGCCCATAGAACTCCACGATATGGTCTGTAAGATTGCTGAGGTTGTGATTTGTGGGGGTGTTCGTCGCAGTGCCCTTATCTCTTTAAGTGATTTATCTGACCAAGAAATGGGACACGCTAAGAATGGCTCTTGGTGGGAGAATAACAAACATCGTTCTTTGTCAAATAATTCTGCTGTTTACACAGAAAAGCCACCTCTTAATCTCTTTCTTAAAGAATGGACCAATTTATATGAATCTCATTCTGGAGAACGGGGTATTTGTAATAGAGAATCAATGGCTTTTATTGCCAAAAAGGCTGGAAGAAAGACTGAAGGTATTAACTTTGGGACTAACCCATGTTCTGAGATTATCCTTAGACCCTCTCAGTTCTGTAATTTATCAACAGTTGTTATAAAGCCAACAGATACCCAAGATACTTTATTATCTAAGATCGAATTAGCTACAATTCTTGGAACTATTCAATCAGCTTTAACTAAATTCTCTTATTTTGAAGAAAGAAATGATTTAATTTGGAAAGAAAACTGTGAAGAAGAGAGACTCTTAGGGGTTTCTATGACTGGTATCTATGATAACCCTCTTACTTGTGGTGCTGGTGGCCCAGGTGAACTTCAATCTTTACTTACAGTCTTAAAAACAAAAACAAAAGAAGTTAATTTAAAATGGGCAAATTTATTGGGTATTAATCCTAGTAAGTCAATTACATGTGTTAAACCAGAAGGAACTACAAGTTGTGTTGGAGGCTCTTCTAGTGGCCTACACCCAAGGCATTCTTCTTATTACATACGAAGAGTAAGGCTGTCAGCAGGAGACCCCGTAGGGCAGCTTATGAAGGACCATAAGGTTCCTTGGGAACCCTGTTCTTCGTTTGGATCTACTACTGATATTTTTTCTTTTCCTATTGAAGCTCCTTATGGAGTTACAAAAGATATGATAAACGCTATTGGCCATATGGAATTATGGGCTATGTACCAGATATACTTCTGTGATCATAAGCCTAGTATTACTGTAAGTTACACTGATTCAGATTTCATTGACGTAGGTGCCTGGATTTGGAAGTATTGGAACATTGTTAGTGGCATCTCGTTCTTACCACAGGAGAATACTATCTATGTTCAAGCGCCTTTTGAAGAAATTACTAAAGAAGTTTACAACACTTTATTATTGGATTTTCCTAAGAGTGTTAACTGGAATGAGCTTAGCTTATATGAGAAGGAAGATTTAACTACAGACACTAAGACACTAGCATGTTCAGCTGGTGGATGTGAAGTTTAAAGGAGAAAAAATGATTATATGCCAACTTAGATCAGAGGGAGATATGGAAGAAGCTCTTAACATGCTTGTTAGTATGTCTCTAAAACCAAAGTCTGTTTTACACATAGAAACACCTTCTATTTTTCTAGCTGATGTACTTTTAGAGAATTTACACACTAGGTTAGAAAAAGAAAAGTCAACTTTTTTAACAAAAAAACTACATATCAATTTTGTTGTGTCTAAAGACCTTCTTCGTTTAGAGAACTTTAAAAGTTTACCTAATGTTGAAGATGAAGATGATCTTGAAGCAGATGTCTAATAAAAATAGTTTTTTTATCCCACTAGACTTAGTCAAAGAAATAGAAAACATATGTTCCCTTACTGTAGGAGACTTGCGTTTAAATGACTTTGACCGTGGTTTTAAAGCTGGATCTTTAGAAATTGCACAAAAAATTAGAGCTATGTATCAAGCACAGGAGAACAAAAATATGAATCAAACAGGTAGTGTACTATGAGTTCAGGATATTCAGGTCCTTCTCTGGGAGACGCTGAAGCATCTCAATTGCGTGTCATGAATGAACAAATGAGACTCAGTGCAGAACAACAAGTTAATGCAGAAGATAGATTAAGAACCCAAAGAGAAACAGATCGTCTTGCAGAAAAACAAAGACTTACTGATGCTAAAAATGAAGAAGCTGCAAAGCTTGTGACAAAAAATAGACAGGAAACAGAATCCGTTATGGAAATTTATGGAGGAGCACAAGCAAGCTCCCAAGGAAAAGCCCCTAACTTAGATGCTCCTGTTATTGAGACACTTGAAACCGAAGAAGATCAAACAAGACCCGTATAATGGCACCAGAAAAAACAATTATGCAACGTTGGCAAGCACTTGATGCTAAACGTACAGCTAAATTGTATAAATCTAGACTTTGTTCCGCTATTACAATTCCTACTATTCTTCCTATGCAGTCTACCTCTGGCGAGATTGCTTTAGTACAACAATATTCTTCTGTGCAATCAAGAGGAGTTACTTCTTTAGCTAGTAAAATTTTAAGCGTTTTAATTCCATTAAACGACACACCTTTCTTTTCTTTTGGGCTTAAGAATGGAAAAGAACCTACAATTGAGATCCAAGAATATTTAGCAAAGTTAGCTTTACAGGTATATAAAAAACTTGTTTCAAATAATCTAAGAGAAGTTGCTTATTTAGCTATGCAACACCTTATTATTGTTGGTGATGTGATGATTATAATGG